TAACGGATTGCCAGCAGACTCGGCAAGAGTCCCCGTAGAATTTTCTAACTACAACTTCCGGTTGTCTGGTCTTGAAGACTCTAACGACAGGGATACTCTCGTTGCGATTGACACATCAACGGGTCAGTTGTCTAGAAGAACTGTCACTAGTATTCAAGATCTCACTAACTTTGATGATGTGACATCTCGTGGTATTTTGGCAAATCGTGGTATTGGTATTCAAGAACTTCGCGTTCAAAAAGGCGGTGGTTTTGGTGGATCAACTAACACGTCATTCCCCAACAATTACGAAACTGTAATTAGTGTAAGTTCTGGTACAGGGAATCCGATATCGGTAACCGCACAACAAGGTCAGTTTGATTCAGCATTAAATGTTGATGGTCTCGCCACATTCAATGATAGGGTTAATCTAAGAGATGCTTTCTTTGATATCGACAACCTCAATGTAACACGTTATCGATTCAGTGCTGGAGCAAACTTTGTTGAAAACGTTTCCCTAACTCCTCTTACTTCTGCTGCTGGTTTTACTGAAATTTCCGGCAACGCAGCAAACGAATCGCTTGTCTCTTTAACAAGACACAGCAACAACGAATTCGGTGCATATCTTGTTCTGGCAAAAAACCGTGGAGACAGTGCAGTTGATTTGTCACCAATTCAAAACGGAGATCAACTTGGTTCAATTATTTGGAATGGTGTTGATAATACTTCTCAAGAAATTGGTGCTTCTCTTAGGGTAGTAGCAAAAGATACAGTCTCTAGTGGAAACCTCCCCACTAAATTCCAGTTTAGTACTTACCCAAGCAATACCGAAAGTATTGATTTGGAAATCGATGATAACTCTCTTACAACTCCTCACAGTATCAATATGGGGAATTTCTTAACTATTAATAACGAAGCGAACGGCACTTCCTCTGGTATTAATGTTAAGACTGATGTAAGTAACACGATATCACATTTCATTTCTTTTGATAGTGCTGACAACGGTAGTGGTGATTCGTTTACTAAAATGCGATTTGGCGTTAAGTCTATTGCAGACGGATCTGTTACAAACCAGTTGATACTAGACGGGCAAAACGGAGCGTCGATCACTACAGATTATTCTTCCACAGATTTTAAACTGGATAACAGAACAAATGGTGCTGCTACCGCTAGTAAACTTTTGTTCACTTCAGGTAACAGCACTAGTGCGACTGAAGAGTACGAATACGCAGAGATTCGAACTGTATTCACAGAAAGAACTGCAGGCAGTGAAACTGCCAGAATGGAACTTAGGGTTGCTGGTAACGATTTTGGTGCTGCTGGAACGAGGGTTAAGATCGATAGTGCTGGTGAGGTTTTGGTTACTGACACTGAAAAACTCAAACTCGACACTGGCGTTAAACTTCAGGATGCCAGCAACAGAACTTTGGTAATATACGATTCTGCAGGTGCAGTCCTCTGGGGTAACGTATAAATACAGGTAAAAGGTATCTAAATGGCAATCCCAAACTCTAGACAATCTTTGATCGATTACTGCCTGCGTAGGTTGGGCGATCCCGTGATCGAAATAAATGTGGATGAAGACCAGATCGAAGACAAAGTTGATGATGCGATACAGGTATATCGTGAGTATCATTCGGACGCCAAGTTTAGAACATACCTGAAACATCTTATTACTGCTGACGATAAAGCAAACGGGTACATTCCTATATCGGATGATATTTTATTTGTATCTCAATTGTTTCCTATCAATCCTACTTTCAGTACGGTGAACATGTTTGATGTTCGATATCAAATGATGCTGAACAGTCTGGGCGACTTCATGAACTTCTCTGGTGGCATGTCATATTATTTTCAATTCGAACAATACCTAGATTTCTTAGACATGCTTTTAAGTGGTACCCCTAAAACAACTTTCTCTCGTAGACAAGGGAGACTGTATATCTTTGGTGAATTCTATAACGAAGGTGGAGGCGCAGACTTAGCAGTCGGGGATTATGTTGTAGCAGAAGTATACCAAGCAATCGATCCCGAAACACATACCAGTGTTTATGATGATATGTTTTTGAAGAATTACACAACTGCTTTGATTAAGCAGCAGTGGGGTATGAACATGTCTAAGTTTGAAGGGATGCAACTTCCCGGTGGTGTAACTATTAGCGGGAGACAACTATATGAAGATGCTACAGCGGAACTCGAAAGGTTAGAAGAGAAAGTAAGACTGGAGCAGGAGTTACCACCAGACTTCTTTGTAGGATAACCAATGGCAACTAACAAGTATTTTGCACAAGGTGCCAGATCAGAACAACTCCTGTACGAGGATATCATTGTTGAATCCTTAAAAATGTACGGGCAGGATGTTTATTATCTTCCCCGCGACTCAGTAAACAAAGATACTATCTTTGGAGATGAGACTTCTGCGGTATTTGATGACGCATACAAAATTGAAATGTATATCGAAAATGTTGAGGGTTTCGATGGCGAGGGTGACTTGTTCTCTAAGTTCGGTGTAGAGATTAGAGACCAAGCAACCTTTATTGTCGCACGTAGACGATGGAATGAACTGATTGCTCCTTACGAAGCGGATACGGACAAACCGTTTTATCGTCCAAGAGAAGGCGACCTTATTTTCTTACAACTCTCTGGATCTATTTTCGAAATTACAAAAGTATTTGACGAAACACCATTCTATCAGTTAAAGAATCTTCCCGTGTTCAGATTATCATGTGAACTGTTTGAGTACAGTGGCGAGGATTTTGATACGGATATTGAAGAGATAGATAACGTCGAAGTATTTGGACATAAATATCAGTTAACATTCGATAATGTTGTGACTACAGAATTTATGAACGAGCAAGGGTCTTATGTGGTAGGTGAAGTTGTTAAACAAACCTTTGATGATTATGTGTTGAGTGCAGAGGTGGTTTCTTACGATGCCACTAATCAAAGCGCAAGAGTTCTTCAGGTCACCAACATATCATCGACTGATGGTAAGTTTCATTCTTTTGCGACCACTGTTAGCGTCATAGGTCAGGAGAGTAACGCAGCAGGAATACCGGTCTCTGTTGGTGAAGTAGAAATGACAGTAGAACAGAACGACACTTTTGAAACTGTAGCAGATGGTATATTAGATTTCTCAGAAAGCAACCCGTTTGGTGATCCATAATGTTAGGTAATTGGTTTTATCACGAAAGAATCAGAAAGGCAGTTGCTGTTTTTGGTTCTTTGTTCAATAACATTTATGTCGTTAGACACAATGCGGCAGGGGAAACTATTAATCAAACTAAAGTGCCTTTGTCTTATGCACCTCGAAGAGACTTTATTGATCGTATCCAAGCAATGGATGCCGGGGACCAACAAGAAAGACAGATTGCTATTAAACTACCTAGAATGTCGTTCGAGATTCTTGCGATTCAATACGATGCACAAAGACAATTATCAAAAGTTAACAAAAGAGTTATACCTCAAGCAGGAGAGAATGCTAGGCAGATATACACTCCTGTTCCATATAACCTAACCTTTCAGTTAAATGTATACGCAAGAAGTCAAGACGATGCATTACAAATCGTAGAACAAATCTTACCGTACTTTACACCACAGTATACGGTTGCAGTCAAACCTCTAGAAGGTTTTGATTTACAAGAAGACACCCCCATCAGACTTGATGGCGTTGTGATGCAAGATGATTATGAAGCAGCATTAGAGGCTAGAAGAACGATTATATACACATTAGATTTTGAAATGAAACTTAATTTGTATAAACTCGTAGAAAGTGCTTCTTCTATTATTAGAACAGCGGAGACGAGTTTGTTAGATTTCGATACCGGCGGTTTGCTTGCATTTTGTAAGGTAGAAAGTAATATTCTAAGTGGCGACAGTGCAGAACTTTCTAGTATTGCTGAAGATGCTGGTTCAACTGCTACCAATACAATTTCATTGGTCAACACCCTAAATGATATTGAAGGTTACAGCATCTTGACTCAACCAGAGTTTGGTACTGCTGTAGTTGACTCTGATGGTAAATGGACATACACTCCAAACTCAGATGCTTATGGAGCAGATAGTTTCATCATTGGTGTTGATGTAGGACAGAATGTTACAGAAAGTGTTACTGTTCAGGTTCGTGCTTCTGGATTGCCCGGTGTAGACGATGCTATCGATGACACGTTTACTTATTACAATCAGGATGGTAGTGCGTTCACTTTTGATGTTTCGACTAATGATGAATGGGAATCTACAGGAACGGTAACTCACACTGTGGAGAATCAACCTGCGCAAGGAACCGTTGCAATTGTTGACTCATTAGCAGGTACATTCAGTTACACTCCACCAAGCGCAGCATTTACGGGCGTAGTTACCTTTGAGTATCGTGCTGTTCCGGAGGGAGCAGAGAACTCTTCTGAAGTTGGTGAGGTTACTATTACAGTTCTTGAGGGTTACTCATACACGGTATCTGTGCCTAATGCAATTGAAGATGAAACTATACAGGCAACGATCACTAGTAACTATGCAATCAACCAGACAGTTACTTACACGATTACTGGTGATAATAACACCAACGGTAGAATATCAACTACTTCAGGTTCGGTTGTAATGGATGCTCTTACTAAGACGGTTGACATTGTAATTGGTCAACCTGCTGGTGAACAAGGCACCGTTACAAGCACGTTTACTATTAATGATGCTGCAGCAGGTGTTACTGAGTCAGATACATTCGACATTCTTGACACATATCCTCCAGCAACATATCAGGCATCGACACCAACAAACAACGGTGACTTTGGATATGCCATTGATACTAGCGACACATATGCAGTTATCGGTGAACCCGGAAATGACTCGGCGTATCTTAGAACTATTGCAGATGGAACAACAGTCGAACTCGTGCCGTCAGGAGGCGTTCAAACAGCAAACTTTGGTAGAGCAGTTGCAATAGAAGGTAGTCAGGTTTTGGTAAGTGCATTAAATACCTCAAATGGACAAGCAACTGTGTATTTGTTTGACACTTCTGGCAACCTTCTTAATGTGTGGGACGATACTGGAAATGCTAGGTTTGGTTTCGAATTGTTCTTTACGGAAAATTATATTGGTATCACACACCCAAGAGCAGGAAGTGCTAGTGGTGGCATAATTTATTTTTATGATAGATCTTCTCCGTATAGTTTAATCTATACTAAAGATTACGGAGGATCAACTAACAATTATGTCGGAACTTCTGTAGCATCTTCGCCCTATGCTGAAGATTATGTTGTTGCTCTTCCGGGTAGATCATCAGCCGGTAGAGTAATAAAAGTTTCTGGCGGCACTTTACAGTTTAATAATTTCTTAGATACGCACGATAATACTGCTAGTATTTGGAATTCACATTACGATCCAACGAATACTTTTACAAATGGTCCTACTAGTGTAGCAATATCTAACAATCATATTTTTCTAGGAGTTCCTAATCTTAATCGTGTTTCGGTTTGGAGATATGCAGATCCATTAAACGGAAGGTTTGGAAGTTTGGGGGCAACACCAACTACGCCAAGGATCGATGGTTCTTTCGCGGTTTCAGCAAGTGGTGCTCAGATCGATCTTGGAGCACAAGCACCCGATCTA